AAGGCTGAAAAGTTCTTTGATGTTGTGACGTTTACATCCGCTAGTTCTGGAGCAACTACCTTCAATCATTCTCTTGGTGTACCTCCAGCATTTATTATTTTAAAGGCAACAGGAGTTGCGTCAAGTTGGCTTTGTTACCACACTTCACTCGGCACGTCTAAATATATAGAGCTTAATAGCACCGCTGCGGAGGGGAGTGGGACTAACTGGATAAGTGTTGATTCCACAAGTGTTACGATTGGCGCGGGCTGGGCTGGAACTAGCAGACCATATGTTGCCTACCTATTCGCCTCAGACGCAGGAGGCTTTGGTGAAGATGGCGATGAGAGTGTTGTTAAGTGTGGGAGTTATGTAGGTAACATATCTTCCCCTCCAACAATAGACCTTGGGTGGGAGCCTCAGTACATACTCTTTAAGGCTGCGACTACTACAGCAAACTGGTGTGTTTTTGATGTAATGAGAGGTTGGGCAACTTCTGCTGAAACAACCTTGACATATAACGATGCATTACTACACCCTAACACGTCTGCCGCAGAGAGTTTAGATGGTCTTATGGGCCTAACCTCAACAGGATTTAAGCCCAAAGGGGGAGATTCGAGTTCAAACGGTAACGGGGTTACATACATCTACATAGCCATCCGCAGACCAATGAAAACTCCTACGGCTGGGACTGAGGTTTTTGCTATGGACACGTTGGGAAGCACAGGTGATGCCAATCAGCCGGGATACAGAAGTCCTTTTCCTGTAGATATGGGGTTAAAAACAGCGCTTACAGGTAACCAACGGCAAATAAGTACGCGATTACTCCAAGGAACAGAGCTTCTAACAGAAAGCACCGCTGCCGAAGCGGCTAGTTCTAGTAAACAATTTGACTACATGAATGGAACTGACACTAGCACAGCTACAAGCTCAGTAAACATGATGTGGATGTTCAAACGCGCCACAGGCTTCATGGATGTGGTGGCTTATAGTGGTACTGGAGTAGCAGGTGCTACTCAAGCGCATAACTTAGGTGTTGTTCCTGAGTTTATGATCGTAAAACCAAGAGGTTCAGGAAATTGGGCAACGTATAATAAATTTAATACAGCAACTGACCTTATGTATCTTAACGAAATTTATGCTTCCGACTCAAATGGTTCTATATGGAATAACACTACACCGACAGATACAGTTTTTACACTTGGCTCTGGCTTTTTAAATACTTCAAATGCGCCTTTCATAGCCTACCTCTTCGCCTCACTAGACGGAGTAAGCAAAGTAGGAAGCTACACAGGCACAGGTTCAGACCTAAACGTAGACTGTGGATTCTCGGCAGGTGCTAGATTCATTCTTATCAAACGTACAGATGGGTCACAGTACGCTAGTGGCGATTGGTACGTCTACGACAGCCTGAGAGGCATTAGTGCAGGTAACGACCCGTACTTTTTCTTAAACTCCACAGCGGCAGAAGTCACTAACACTGACTACATTGACCCGCTATCTAGTGGCTTCACCGTAACCTCATCTGCTCCTGCTGCGCTTAACGCCAGTGGCGGCACTTACATTTTCTTAGCAATCGCATAGGACTATCAACTATGAGTAATTACATCAAGCCTTCAACGGGCGAAGTTAAAACACAGGGCGAGTGGAGACAGGCAAATAAGCACATCTCTCTTCCACGCGTATGGACTGCAACTACGCTAACTGATCTAGGACTAACTGCTGTACTAGCAGCGCCTAAGCCAGACTGCACAGACCTAGAACAAGTCATGGGTAACGGTGTCACTACAGACGCTAAAGGCAACACAGTCGAAGCGTGGTCAGTCGTAGATAAGTTTGCTGACACCACAGACGAGGATGGCGTTGTTACTACTAAGGCAGAGCATGAGACTGCCTATACAGCTAGGTTAGTAGCAGACAAAGAGACTGGCATACGCACAGATCGTGACAGCCGAATTGCTCTAACAGATTGGACAGGTATGTCTGACGTTACAATGTCTGCTGAGATGACTACTTATCGACAGGCGCTAAGAGACATAACGGCTCACGCCAACTTTCCCGATCTTAAAACAGAAGATTGGCCCACAGAGCTGGAGGCATAACACATGGCTAATTTATCAGACATAATCACACCAACGAATGTTGTCACTGATACGTCAACAAGTACACTCACCAACAAGACACTGACTGCTCCCGTTTTGACTAACGCTACAGGTTCTTTAAGTTCTCCCGTTTTGACAACTCCAAACTTGGGAACTCCTTCAGCTCTGGTACTAACTAACGCTACTGGCACTCTGACATCGCCTACTTTTGTTACTCCAGCTCTGGGTACACCTGCTTCTGGCGTAATGACTAGCGTTACAGGCTTACCGTTAACCACTGGAGTAACCGGAACACTGCCTGTGGCTAATGGTGGAACAGGAGCGACTAGCCTAACTGCTAACAATGTACTGCTCGGAAACGGAACATCTGCGCCACAGGCGGTAGCACCAAGTACAGCAGGAAACATTCTTACTTCTGACGGCTCAACGTGGGCATCCACTGCTCCCGCTGCGGGTGGGCCAACGGCTGGTTATTGGGTCTTATTAAAAACAGTCACTGCTTCGACTGGCGTAAACTCTTGGGATTTAACAAATTGCATGAGCAGCACTTATGAAACCTATCTAATTGAGGGCAATCTTGACTATGGCAATGTTGTAAGTGAAAGCAATTTTGTGCTTAGAGCATACGATGGCTCAACTCTAAAGACTACTGCTTACACTTATGGAGTAGGCGGGAGGGAGGGTACAACTGCTTGGTCAAACTCTAACAATGTTGCGTATGTTAGCATGACTGGCGGCTCTTCAGATGGATATGCGACTATCGGATTACAGACTTACATAAAAAGAGTTTCTTCTCCTGCTGGGTTAAATGGTGTGTTTACTGCTTCTGGTCAAATAGCTTTCGGATCGCCTAATGGCAGAGGCGCGTTTTTTACTGGCGGTAATTATATTACTAACTTAACTGGCGTTAAAATTTATGATCTTGGAGCCAGCGCCACTAGAACAGGGACATTAAAAGTTTGGGGCTTTAAGGAATCTTGAGGAATAATTTATGACTTATTACAAAGCAACATCTGAAGGTGTTCTTCCATATACGGCAGAAGAAGAAGCTGCCGCTGACGCAGAAAAAGCAGAGTACGAATTGGGTGCAGACGATAGAGCTGCTGCCGAAGTTCGCACAGAGCGAGACGCTAAACTAGCCGCTACAGACTGGACACAAGTAGCAGACGCACCAGTAGATCAAGCAGCGTGGGCAACTTATCGACAATCGCTCAGAGCCATGCCAGAGCAGGCAGGATTTCCCAATACTGTAACTTGGCCTACTGCGCCGTAGAGGTTTAAGTGACCAAAGAAGAAATGGCTAATCTGATTGAGCAGTCTGCCGAGCTTGGTGCTAAAAAAGCCTTGCGCGATATTGGTTTCAGCGATGATAAAGATTTGCTGACTGATGTCTCTGAGTTGAGATCACTGCTAGATTCGTGGCGATCTGCCAAACGAACAGTAGGTAAAACCATCGTTCAGGCGCTGACTACGCTGTTCCTAGCCGCACTCATGGCGGGTGCATACTTCAATGTGTTCACGGATAAACAGTGATCTATGATTGGCGAAATAGCTTTACTTATAAAGGGACTCGATACCGCTTTTAATTTAGTGCAAGCGTCCTTGAAGAAGAAAAAGCAAGTCGAGCAAATGGGTGCTGAAATATCAGGTTTCTTTGCCCAGAAAGAAGCTGTTGAGGACAAGATTGCCGAAGTTAAAAAGCATGATAAAAATGCTTATATCGGCAGTCCACTGGAAGAAGCAATCCAGATTCAGAACCAAGAAGACCGCATCGCTGACATGATGAAGGAGATAGGCCGCGAGTATTCGCGTCAGGGCAAGACTCCTCAGTGGCAGAAAGTCCAGAAGAATGCAGGGAAGATTCAAAAAGAACGAGACTTTAATATTGTGCAGGCTAATCGAAAAAAGGTAATTCAAGACCGAAAAGATGCAGACTTCTATCTGGCCGTAAAACTTATCGTTGGTTTAGTTATATTAATGGCCGCCATTGCAGGTTTAGTTTTTGCACTCGCAATTAACTGAGGAATTCAAAATGGAAGAACAAACACCTACAGTTCAGTGCTATGAACGCAACAATCAGCTTATTTTTAGCTGTGAGGAGTGCGGGAAAAGACATTATCATGGCACAGGAGAAGGGCATAGAACCTCTCATTGTGACGTAGAGGGCGCTTACCCAAACGGCTATTACTTAAAGTTAAGTGCTTTAGAGCAACTAAGAAGCTATAGCGCAACTAGCAGTGGGCATCCAGAAACTTAACTGAGGAATTCAAAATGGAAATGATCAAAGACGCACTAGCTAAGATCGGTGGCCCTGTATGGCGGGCAGTCCAAGGTACTAAGCACTCGACTCTTGGCGCTATTATCGTACTCCTAGTGATCGGCGCTATCGCGTGGGTAGTCATTTAAGATGCTCGCTGCAATAAGCGCCCTGATTGGGCCTGTCTCTGCCATTCTGGATAAGGTAATCCCAGATAAAGACCTGCGTGAGAAGCTGTCGCACGAGATTGCGACTATGGCCGATAAGCAGATGTCAGCCCAGATAGAGGTCAATAAGGTCGAAGCGGCCCATAAAAGCCTGTTTGTAGCTGGGTGGCGACCAGCAATCGGTTGGATATGCGGGTTAGCCTTACTCTACTCCACCATAATATCCCCAATCTTAGGAATCTGGTTTACAGTTCCTGTCGTAGACACTTCGCTTTTGACCACCGTCCTTATGGGAATGCTGGGCTTAGGCGCTATGCGTACCTTTGAGAAAACTAAGGGCGTTAGCAGGGAGAAGTAAATGCAGAACTTGATCGAAATGCTTAAACGGCATGAGGGCGAGGTTGTTACTAATGGCCGTCACCTTATCTACAAATGCTCTGCGGGTCACTGGACTATAGGTATTGGCCGGAATGTTGATGTTAACGGGGGGCTGGGACTCTCTGAGGAAGAAGTGGATTTCCTGCTGGAGAAGGACATAGAGCGTGTAATCAAGGAACTAAGCACAGAATACGT